TTGACTCATTATTAAAAAGCGTTGCAAAAGATATAGTTGCGACTTTGGGAGATTCTCTTGATACAACTATTACTTATGTAAAGAAAGGAGTCTCAAGTTATGACGTAGAGACAGGAGAACAAATAACTATAAACACAACTTATTCAGATATAAAAGTACCGATTGAATTTATCAAGTCCGAAGATGACGAAGGTAGAGAAATAAGACAAGCAAAGTTATATATAACTCCCGATTTAATTGGTGATAACCAAGTCGATTTTGATGATGAAATCCAACTGACATATGCAGGAGAGACAAGGACAGCACAGATTTACGACATTGACACTAGAAGAGGTGGACAGGTTTATTTATTTACAATTTTGGTACGTTTCTGATGGCTAATAAAGATTTATCAAAAAGCGATCCAGTTGGTGAAATCGAAGCTCAGATGAATCGAGACTTCAATACTGTTATTAGAAAAGCATATAATAGTTTATCTACAAAAACTCATAGTCCTGTAAGAACAGGATTCTTCGCATCTAGTTGGAAGGTTGATACAAAGGCTATTCCTGCAACAGATAATATTTTAGATCATCAACCTTGGGCTAGTATGAAAAGAGAAGAATCTGCTGCTTTCTTTCAGAATAGACCTTTTTCACATAATCCTAAAATTCAAAAAAGACATGAAATAAGTAAGCAATATAATATAAAAAGACCTGTTTATATTGGAAATACTGTTAAATATGCTGCTTATGCTTTGGAAGGGGGCAAAATTCAGAATTTTATACAAGGACGTTTAGGTAAAATTATTAGAGAAACAATGACAGAGAAGAAAGGTAAATTATTTGTAGCATCAAGACAGATGCAAGGTTTTGGATCTTCTAAAGGAGGTGTAGGTTATTCTGAAATTAACCTTAAGGAGTATTGATGACTTTAGTTAATTCAAGAGCAGCATTTGAAAAAGCAGTAACAGATGCAGTTGCGGACGTAGATCCAACTGTTGATATGGTTTACGACAATGTTACTTTTACAAAATCAGGTAAAACTAAAAAATATGTAGTTATGTTAATAAATTACAATCAAGCTACGATTCAAAATCAAGGTGCATCTTCAGATTTTTATTCTGGTGTTATTCAATGTAATATCTACGTCCCAAAAAGTAGGGGTACAAGTCAGTTATCAGAGATAGCAGAGGCAGTGATTGATGGTTTAACTTCTGTAAATGCTTCGGGATATACAGATACTTTTAGTGTAAAACCAAGAGTACAGGATATAAATGGTCCTACAATGCTTGAAATCGAAGATAGAAGTCATTTCGTTGGGATAATATCTTGCCAATTTTCAGCCAATGCCTAGTATAATAAAGTAGCAGTACTTATTTTATGACTAGAGCAGTTGACCTTTTAAGGAACAAATTTGGAGTTTCTCAACTTTACAAACATGATGTAATAAAAGATGGAGAAGTTCAATTAAGTGTTTATTGGCACCCTTTGACTATTGCAGAGAGAGAAGCTATCTCTAAGAAAACAGGCACAGACGATACTAATGATTATGCTTTGCAGATGATGATTGAAAAAGCATTAGATAAAGATGGTGTAAGACTTTTTCAAGATGGAGATAAGGCTTCATTAAGAAGAGAAGTTTCAGCATCTATTCTTGAAGAAATAGAAATAGCGATGATTACAGTGGGAACTGATAAGGAGGTTAAAGAGGCTAAAGCCGATTTGAAAAGCAAATAAAGATTGGCAGTTCATATATGGTTTAGCAAAGCAGTTACATAAAACTGTAGCTGAATTATGTGAAACTCTTACTATCGAAGAGATGATGGGTTGGGCTGCTTATGCAGAGATTGAAAATGATGAATATAAAAAACAACAAGAACAAGCACAAAGAAATAGTGCTTTAAAAGGTAGAAGAAGGTAGAATAGAAATAATTTTATTATTCAGATAGAAAAGTGGCAGCAGGTTATGACGTAAATCTGAATATAGCTCTTAAAAATTCTAATAAATTAATTGAGCTTCGTAGGGAATTAGTAAAAGCAACAGATAAAATACGAGAATTTAATAAAGAAGCTAGAGAACAAAATAAAGTATTACCAGTATCTATAAACAGTTTTAATAAGCAACTTACTAGAGCTAGAAAATTATTAGATAGGGCAGCAGTTGGCACGGCTAGTTTTAACAGAGCAGCTAAAGCATTAGTAAATGTAGAGAAAGAACATAATAATCAATTAATGGCGAAGGAAAAACTTTTGAACAAGTTAAGACTACGCCAAACCATGAAAGCAGGTGGAGCAGTTTCAGCAGAAGATTTTAGGGGTGCTAGGACAAAAGCTATTCCTGTAAATCCTGGAGTTGGTGCTCAATCAGGTTTTGTTGCTTTTAGTCAAGCTGCTGACAAGATTGCTGCTGGTGTGAAAGCAAACGTAAAACAAACTACAAAGACAGCAACTATTTTGAGTCAACAAGCAACAAGGGCAGCTTTTCAAGATGTTGCCTTTGGTATTAAAGGTGGACAGATTGGACCTGCTGCTCCACCTACCTTCTTTAATAAAATGGGCTTTGGTAAAAACGCACAAGCAGGGCCATTTGCCATGCCAGGGGGTGCGATGGGCAGGTTAAAAGGTGGTGCTGGTAGTGCCATGATTGGTGGTGGTTTTCCTTTCTTATTTGGAGCTGGTGGTCTTAGTGCAGCTATGGGTGCAGGTGCAGGTGCGATTGGTGGAGCATTAGCACCAGGGGGAGGTTTTGCTCTTTCTATTGCTGCTACTGCTGTTGCTGCTCAAATTGAAGAGGCAATAAAATTTAGAAAAGAAGTAAATAAATTAAATGCACAAATAATAGCGATTGGTGGATCTTCAGAGTTTTCACGAAGAGAAATAAAACAACTTGGGAAAGAATTAGGTATTACCAAAGAAGAAGCTATAGAAGCGGTAGCAGCTTTTTCTCGATTTGAAGATAAAGAGCTAAGAGATATGCTTGTAAAAACCCTTGGAACGCCCGAACAATTTGATGCTTTAGCAGGTATTACTGATTCTTCATCATTAATAGATGAAATCGTAAAATCAAGAGATATTATTGGACAGACAAAAGCAGACGAATTATTAGCAGATTTAAAATTAGGAAAGAGTCTCGATGTTCAACTGAGATTAACAAAAGAAATTGCAAGAGTTAGAAGAGAACAATTATTAAAAACTCAATCGGAAGAGCTTAAAATTTCTGATAGAAATTTCAAAAACTTAATAAATCAAGAAGGTAATATAAAAAGATTTTTAGCATATCTTGATCCTGAAAGTGAATTAGGAAAAATCTTTAAAGACGTTGATCCTAATACAAGATTTTTTAGTGGACTAGAAAGGCAAGTAGGTTTTAGAACTTTAGGGGATAATCTTAAACTCTTTAAAAAAGAATTTTTTGATATGTTAAATGAGGAAGAATTAGCAAAATTTGATGAGGCTGCCGAAAAAACTGCTAAACTTGTTGAGTTTGGCAGAGAATATGCTCTTCAATTACAAGAGTTTGAAGAATTTAGAGCACCCGTAGATGAAATAGAAAGATTATCAAGAGCAACACGGGTCGTTCTTGATCTAAGTAAAGAGATAAAAACAAGTTTTGCAGAATCTTTCAAAGGAATTGTTAAAGGAACAATGAGTGTCACTGATGCCTTTAGAAATATGTTGAACAGAATTGGTGATTATTTCTTAGATCTTGCTGCACAAATACTTGCTGCTGGTATTCAAAAATCTTTCTTAGGCTTGTTTCAGAATATGTTTAATATTCAGATGCCATCTCCTATGGCAGAAGGAGGACGAGTTACGGGTGGTAAGCCATATATAGTTGGAGAACGAGGGCCAGAATTATTTAGTCCAGGGGTAAGTGGCAATATTACACCGAACCATGCTTTAGGTGGTTCAACAAATATCGTAGTAAATGTAGATGCTTCTGGTTCTAACGTAGAAGGAGATGAAGATAGAGGAAAAGAACTTGGTCGTCTTATATCAGTTGCAGTACAATCTGAAATAATACAACAACAAAGGCCAGGAGGATTGCTTGCATAATGGCTACGTTTCCCTCAATAAAACCTAAATATGGGCAGCAGAAAAGATCCGCACCACTAACTCGTACTGTTCGTTTTGCTGATGGTTATGAACATAGACTTTTATTTGGTTTAGCACAGCATCAGAATCCAAAAGTTTTTAATTTTACTTATGAAGTTTCAGAAACAGATGCAGATACTATAGAAACATTTTTAGATGATAGAGCAAACGATAGCGATAGTTTTGATTTTCCTGCAGACTATTTACCTGGTGAAGATTCTTCTAAGTTTAAGTTTGTTTGTGAAGCATGGAGTAAATCAATAAATTACAAGAACAGAGCTACAATTCAAGCAACTTTTAGACAAGTATTTGAACCAGCTTCCTAATGTCAGTAAACGCATCAGTATTTAGTAGTCTTCAAGACATAAACCCATCAGCAATTATTGAGTTATTTACTCTTCAGTTATCTACTGCATTGCATGGTGCAAATACAATTTATAGATTTCACTCTGGTAGTAATCTTAATGCAAACGGAAAAATAGTTTGGGCTGGCAATGAATATCTTAGATTTCCTATACAAGCATCAGGTTTTGCTTTTCAAAAAGGACAGTTGCCAAGACCAAAAATAACTATTAGTAATGCTACTGGATTAATTTCAGCAATTCTTTTATCTGTTAACGAGACTACAACTGGAAATGATTTAACAGGAGCTACAGTAACAAGAATAAGAACATTAGCTAAATTTCTTGATGCTGTTAATTTTGCCGATGGGACAAATGCAACTGCTGATCCAAATGCAGAGTTTCCTCAAGAAGTTTATGCAATAGATCGTAAATCCGCAGAAACTAGAGAAGTTGTTGAATTTGAACTCGCTGCTCCCACGGATTTAGCAGGTGTAAGGATACCAAAGAGACAATGCACTCGATCTACATTCCCTTCTATTGGTACGTTTATTCAATGACTTGGAAATATAAAGCATTACTTCATGCTCAAAGGGAAGATCCAAAAGAATCTTGTGGTTTACTATTGAACATAAAAGGTAAAGAAAGATACTATCCTTGTCGTAATCTTTCTAT